TTATACAGAAAGAACAGTTTTATCGAAACCTCGCGACTTTGCAGAAGTTGCTAATAACGCAGGAAGTGGTGGTGTAGTTAATAATAATGTCAATGAAAGCATTACAAATGTCACGGTTACTGGATCTTTAATTTCTATATTTTCAGAGGAATTTATTGCAGTTAATTCTAATGTTTTAACGTACACTAAAAACGATGGAGTTTTGCCAACAACAAATACAGATGCATCTATCCAGGTTTACCAAAATGGGCAGAAATTAATTGCATCTCAATATACCATTACACAGCCAGACACTATAACCATTGATGCCAACACGCATTACGATGGCGCAAATTATATCATCTTTGCAATAATTATAAACTAATGGAAATACAAGCACCTAAGAAAGAAAGAAAGTTTTTAAAATCCATTGGTCGCATTGCTGGTGTTTTAGCGCAAGAACTTGTACTTGGTTTAGGAAGAAAATACATAGGTAAAATGATAAACAAAATTAAGATTCCAAAGAAAAGAGAAACGCTATCCTTTCTCCTCCTCCTTTCCTGCACCTTTGCCTTTGCCCAGTATCCAGCGACAGGAAACAAACAGCGACTTGGTTACCAGACTACCGGCGATGGGCTGGTTTTTAGAGGAAGATCAGCCGATACAGTAAGCCTCAAACCTTCTACTATAAATAATGCCTACCATTTATTTGACACAGTTAACAATGTCTTATTTAGTTATATAAAGACTAAAGGAGGATGGCAGTTTAATAATAGCGATACAGTCATTGTAAACAACAATTTTTCACAGCCTGTTGATTCATTATTTTTTAAAACAAGCGTTCCGCCTAACAATGTGGACACGGCAAAAATGCGATGGGATTATGAAAAAGGTACAGTTGTTTTAGGAATGTACGACCAAGTGCCTAATGAATTAGGTTTTAAAAACTTTTGGCTTGTTAAAAATCAAACTGGTTCTTTAATTTCCAAAGGCAGCCTTGTTTATGCAAGTGGCACACTTGGCTCAAGTGGACGTATTTTAGTATCAAAATTTATAGCCAACGGAACAATAGAGGCAAAATATTTACTTGGAATGACGGCACATGATTTGAGTAACGGTGAAGATGGCTATGTTATTTCATTTGGCAAAATTAGGCAAGTCAATACGGATACATTTGCGGCTGGGGCAATACTATACCCTTCGCCAACTGTGGCTGGTGTTTGGACGGACGTTGAGCCAGTTGCGCCTAACATTGATTTACCAATTGGCTTCTGTGTAAATTCGTCTTCTAATAACGGTACTATTGCCATTCGTGTGGCAAGTGGTTATAAATTAGATGAGCTTCATGATGTTTCAATTACCTCACCAGTTGACAAGGCTTCTTTGTATTATTCTGGTGGATTATGGAGAGATACAACTGCAGCACTTTTAACAAGTGACACGGCTTCGATGCTTACAAATTATTTGCGTACAGGTGTTGCGGCTTCAACTTATTTACCATTGACTGGAGGAACTGTAAGTGGTAATTTAACTGTTAATGGTACAACCGTAATAAATGAATTAGGCAGTTCATCAGTTAATTTTAGAGTTGAAGGAGATGTAAATCCTTGGTTAATTTATGCAGATGCTGCCTCAGACGAGGTTGGAATTGGTGAACCTGCACCACAAGCAAGATTAGATATAGCTGGTAATTTAAGAATACAAACCGTATCAACTACTCCTACAAGTTTGCTTGGTAAAGATGCAAGTAATATCGTTGGAAATGTTACACTATCATCACCATTATCTTTATCAGGCTCAGCTTTAACATTAGGAACAGTACCTATTGCCAACGGAGGCACAGGTGCAACATCTGCCTCTGCTGCAAGGACTGCTTTAGGCGCAACGGTGCGAGGTGCAAATACTTTTACTTTAACAGATATAGGAACAATTTCATTTTTAAGATACAATGCAGATAACACGGTTAGTCAAAGGGCAGCCGATGGAATGCGTAGTGATTTGGGAGGTACAACTATTGGACAAAGTATGTTTACTTTAACTAATCCTTCTGCTATTACTTTCCCAAGGTTTAATGCTGATAATACAGTGAGCGCATTAAGTGCCTCAGATTTCAGAACTGCTATTGGCGCAGGGACAGGTAATGGAAATGGAACGGTAACAAGTGTTACAGGCTCATTGCCTATTTCATCAAGCGGAGGCAATACTCCTAATATTACTATTGCTAATGCTGGGGTATCAACCACAGGTGTAGTAACAGCAACTACTCAAACATTTGGAGGTGATAAAACTTTTAATGGCATTGTAAATGCAAGTAGTGATTTAAATGTAACGGGGTTAAGCACATTAACAGGAGGAGCAACTATTGGCACAATGTCAGCACAATCATCATTGACTCATATACTTGGAGTAAACTTAAGCAATACAATAGGTGAAATAGGTTTAAATAGTGTATTTTCTTTATCAAGCGGTATTTTAAATATACAAGAAGCTGGATCATCTCAAAGGGGTATAGTTACTTCAACTACTCAATCATTTGGTGGTAATAAAACATTTACTGATATAGTTGGTTTTAGCAAAGCGATACAAAGACCTATAACTACTATAACTGGAAATACTACTATACAGACTTCTAATTGCTGGGTAATTGTAAATAATACAGGAGGTACAACAACTTTGACGCTACCAGATGCTACTCTTGCAACCGGTACAGAATTAATGATAAAAACGGCTCAAGCACAAGCGGTAATAAGTGCCTCGTCAAACGTAGTACCTTTGACTTTTGCAAACACTGCATCCACAAGTATCTTACCCGCAACAGATGGAGCCTGGTGTACTCTTGTTTCTAATGGAACGTATTGGGTAATAATGCAAGCAAATTTCTAATATGAAGTCAATAATATTAAAACTATTACATCAAGGCTGGGAATTTATATCCTTTAGTATTTGCTGCGGCTTTGTTGCCTCGTTTTTCATACCAATAAAAGGTTTCCTTTTATTTACAGTTGCCGTTGTTTTTGCAGACACGATAACAGGTGTCAAGGCGGCAAAGAAGAAACAAGAAATAATAAGTAGCAAAGGTCTATATCGCACAACAGAGAAAATAGTTGTTTACTTTGTTGCTATCCTCATATTTGAGGCAGCTAAAAATACTTTTTCAATTCCATTTCCAATAACCTATATGGTAGCCATGATTATTTCTGCAACTGAATTATTTTCGGTAGCTGAGAACATAAAGAGAATTACTGGAGTTGAATTAGGTACTCTAATTACAAGATTTTTCAGACGTTAAAAACAAATAAAATGAAACAAACAAATTTAAAAGAGGCTTTAAAATCAGCCGACACGATTAAAAGTCCTTTAGGTGACGTGGCTTGTTATGCTTTCAATTTTGCGGAGCTATCTCAAGAGATTTCAGTCTTTATTAGTGAAGATGGAAAGAGGGTGAAATTTACATGGCGGCAATATATCCAACTGGCTCAAATCATCTGGGATAAGATTAAGGAGACAAGCAAAGAATGTGCTGGCAAAGAGATAGAGGTTCAATTACCAGCAAAACTTGGACTTATTTCCGCAGCTTTTGCCCTTATTGGGTTCAAATTATAGGCGCAGAAAGATTCGCTACCTTAGTGCCGAGGGGATGAGATGTATTCTTATCCCCTTTAAAATAAACAAACATGAAACTTAACAAGATATTTCCGAACACGCATGAATTTAAAGATTTCCAAGTTTACGGCAAAGAAAGATGGATGTTATTTATATCCGATGTTCACCTTGATTCTGTGCATTGTGACCGTGATAAATTAAAGCAACACCTTGATTTAGCACTTAAACGCAATGCACCAGTATTTATCTTCGGTGATTTGCTAGATTTGATGCAAGGTAAGTACGATCCGCGTAGTAATAAAGCTGACCTTAATCCTAAATACAATTCATCAAAGTACATTGATGAGGTCATTAACGATGTAGTAGACTTTCTTACACCTTATAAAGATGTACTTGCATTTTATTCCCCAGGCAACCATGAAACATCGGTTGAAAGAAGGATAGAGTATGGAATTGCGGATAAAATTGCTT